ACACAATGGGGGGGTCTAAGAAACCCCGAAATACGAAATCAAGTAAGGTTGGGTCTAATATCACCGTCAGCAGGTATAACGAGGGATTCGGAAGAACATAAATATAAAAAGAGATATTTATCCTCTTTAGAATCACTTGTATATTATTTTGGTGAAGATTGGTTCGATTTGAATGGTGATAAAAAACAAGCCGTCCAGAAGGGTAGAGACAAACACAAAAGGCAATTCACCCAAACTCAGCCAAAAAGATGTGGCGAATGTGGTGAGCCGTGGGGTAAGGATGCAGATGGATTCTATTATATCGACAATGATAATTTTAATAGATTACCAATGTTAAATCAAACTTGTCCAGAATGCCTATGACCTTCGACGAATTAGGGATTAATCTAAGGCATACTTCTGGGCAGGAAAAAACCCAATGCCCTAAGTGTTCACATCAACGTCGGAAGAAGACAGACCCCTGTTTATCTGTGAACATCGATGAAGGTGTTTATAAATGCCATCATTGTGGATGGGGTGGCTCAGTCAATGAGAAGGGCAGTTATATCCCACCAGAGATAGTTAAGCCACCAGAACCATTAACAGACCTACCTAAAGAGGTAATCAAATGGTTTGATGAACGAGGTATATCCGAAGCAATAGTTAGTGATGCGGGGATTGGTTACGATAATCATTGGATTCAATTCCCTTTTAAAAAGGACGGTGAGGTTGTTAATGTTAAATCTCGGACTGCTGATAAAAAATTCAGACAATCCAAGAATGCTGAGAAATGTTTCTATAGATTTGATTCTATGGTTGGGATGGAAGCAATTATAATCACAGAAGGCGAAATAGATGCCCTATCAATGGTACAGGCGGGTTATAATAACGTAGTCAGCGTTCCAGATGGTGCTATTGCCCCTAATTCTCACGCTTCAGATAGAAAATTTTCGTATTTATTGTCAGCGGAAGAGCATTTGATGAATGCAACCACTGTCATACTTGCTATGGATGATGACTCAAGCGGGCACGCTATGAGGGATGAACTTTCTCGACGGATAGGCAAGGAGAAATGTTATCGTGTTACCTACCCCACAGATTGCAAGGATATGAACGATGTGTTGGTCAAATATGGCGAAGATAAGATAACTGAGATTATAACTGATGCACACCCATATCCGATTGATGGGGTCGTATTGGTTAATGATGTCCTTGAAGATGCTATCGACCTTCTTAAAACACCCGATTCTAAGGGTTTAAGCACAGGTTGGGAAGGCTTGGATGAGTATTACCGTATATCGCCTTCTGAGGTTACTATTGTTACAGGAGTGCCTAATATGGGGAAATCCGAATGGATGGATGCCCTAATGATTAATATGGTTCAAGACTACGGATGGAAATTCGGTATATTCTCAGCCGAAAACTTCCCTGTCAAACACCACCTTCTCAAATTGGTTGGTAAATTCACAGGGCAAGCATTCTGGGGGGATGATAGAGTTGATGAAGAAACGGCACGTAATGCTATGGGTATATTAAACGATCATATTAAGTTTATTGGGACTCAGGAAGACACCGTTACTATCGAGAGTATATTAGACCAAGCACGGATTTTAAACTTCCGCTATGGATTGAATGGGTTGGTAATTGACCCGTGGAATACAGTTGAGCATAAGTTTAGAGATTCTGAGAATGAGACTAATTATGTATCTCGGATACTCGCAAGTCTTAATACATTCGCAAAGATACATGAGATTCATATTTGGGTAGTTGCACATCCAAGAAAAATGGAGAGTGATAACAATAGGAAAGTAGTTGTCCCAACGCCCTATGATATAAGCGGAAGTGCTAACTTTTATAATAAAGCAGATAACTGTATAACAGTACATAGGCATAAGGATGAAGATGAAGATTATGTAGGGATTCATGTGCAAAAGATTCGTTTCCAATACAAAAACGGATACACGGGTATAGGTAAGTTAAATTTTAATATAAGGAACGGCAAATATGGAGAATATTTTAAACAAGACGAAAAGTCATTATTTTAAAGCAATAGAGAAAATAAAAAACAAACCTACAATGGACTATCGGATTAGACGAATGCGGAAACGACTACAGGAAGAATTTGATGCAGTCTGGGTTAGGTATGAGAAAGGTGAGGTTACATTCGATGTATGGGAGAAAGCACTTAATAAATGGTTACAAGCGGAGTCAATATGAAATGTGAACATAGAAATGTAAATAAACGAGGTATCAGAAACGGCAAACAGAGGACGAGATGTGTGGATTGTGGTCAATGGGACTCATTCTATCTATCACCCGAAGGGGTTAAAATCCTTCTGTTTGATATAGAAACAACCCCAATGGAAGTATATGTGTGGGGGTTATTCGGGAATAAATATATTCAGCACGGCAATGTAATAAAAGATTGGAATGTCTTGTCTTGGTCGGCTAAATGGTTGTGTGATTCGGGTGTTATATCTGATATTCAAACTTCTAAAGAAGCTATGAACAGGGATGATAAGAGAGTATTGGGTGGTATATGGGACTTAATCAACCAAGCAGATGTAGTGATTGCCCATAATGGTGATAAATTTGATCTCAAAAAACTCAATACGAGATTCCACATGAACGGTTTTCTACCCCCTTCCCCATACCAATCAATCGACACTCTAAAGGTTGCCAAGCGTAATTTTGCCTTCTCATCTAATAGGTTAGATTATTTAGGGCAGATTATGACAAATAAAGGTAAAATAAGTACAAACTTTCAGTTGTGGACTGATTGTTTAAGGGGCGACCCCAAGGCACTCCACAATATGCTTGAATACAACGAAGAAGATGTACGGCTATTAGAAGAGGTATATCTTGAGTTAAGACCTTGGATTAAATCCCACCCGAATGTCGGAGTATATATGGATGGTGAAGTATGCCCATCTTGTGGTAGTGATGATGTCCATGCTAATGGTGGTTATTATACCACAATGGCAAACAGGTATGAATCTTACAGATGTGATGACTGTGGTGCATTATCGAGAAAATTGCAGAGCGAATTATCTGTTCACGATAGAAAAAAACTAATGAGACCATTGCCAAGATAACTCTTGGTTCTTAGATTAATATATGGTAATATTAGGTGTGGATAAAGAAGAAATAACAGGCTCTTACAAGATAGGATTCCCAAAAGAAATGTCAAAAGAAGAAATAAATTGGATAAAAGAACATCTCTTTAGATTCCTCGAAAGACACTCTTGTACAATCGAGAAAAAAGATGTATAAGGGTGATTCTGGGTTATATTGGTTCACAATATCGTGGGATGGATTCGATGAGTATTCTGAAGGCTCCATGTCTTTCCCAAGAAATGAATACGATGATGCGGTGGATGGAATCAAATATTATCTTGATAAGTATAAAAATAGGGATGCCTATCTTAGTGGGTTCGCAATGGAAGACAAAACTTCCTCTAAGAACCTTATGACACCAGAATTTATTAAACAGCTAACAGGAGAATAAATGGAAAGAAACACCTTAAAAATAAAAGCTAATACAGATAACATAGTGGAATTTCTGTATGATACCCCGATAGAAGGGACAAATGCTTACGGTATGTATCATTTGTATGCCTTCGGAATGGATGGGGAAGAAGCGGGCTTATTCGCAACAGATACATTGCATGAGAAGTTGAAGAACTTCACAAAAGGTGATTCTGTGAATATTCGTAAAGAAGAATATGAAGCAGGTAAGTTTGGTTGGAATGTTATCCCTCAAGATGGGACACCTACGAGAAAAGCCCCCCCACCAAGCGTAAGCACACCAACGACCACTCAAAGTGTAGATGCAAGAACAAAAGACATCCATAGACAGGTATGTCTGAAACTTGCAGTACAAAGTATGGACACCTCAGAGACATTAGATTTTGCAATGGTAAAGTTGCGTATGGAAGGTCTGCTTGGGGTATTGGACAACGAGGAAGTTAAAGAAGAACTCCCCTTTTGAAAAAAAGCCTGATTAAAAAGCTCGACTCAGCGTGGGGTTTAAAAGTCCGTGGATATGGGATGTGTGAGAAGTGCCATAAAACCTCTCCCTTAAATGCTCATCATTTCTATTCACGGGCAATCAGGTCAGTCAGGTGGGACTTAGATAATGGATTTTGTCTATGTGTTGGATGCCATGTATTCTCATCTAAGTTCTCTGCCCATAAAACACCCGCTGAATTTGTGGAATGGGCAATAGAGAAACGTGGGCAGGAATGGTATGATGATCTAAAAGGGAGAAAAAATTTATTAATGAAGTACAAAGACGGGGATGTTGAATCTTTACTTAGGAGAATGTTATGAAAAGTAAATTTAGAGATGGTCTCGCATCAATCTGGGGGCATACTGAAATGGAATTAGCCCCCCTGACAAAAGCAGAACTATTAGATAAGATGGCAGAAATTAGTAATATTGTCGATGATTTGGTAAGTCTCGATCTCGAAGGTGAGTGTACCCATTGCGGTGATGTGTATATATGTGAACCCTGTATGGATGAGATGTGTTCGGATATTGCCACTTAAAAAGTAAGGTATGCCCATTTGCATCAAGTGTTTATTGTGGGTTTCAGACAGGGGAAAACCGTCTGGAATATATGAAAAAATGCCCTTTAAAAAAGAAGGAAGTCAGAAAAGAAAGAATTTATGATAAAAATACTTAAATTTGTTGGGATTATATGGCTGATACAAGTGGCTCTTGTTATAATTAGCCTCCCAATGTGGGTATTATTAAAATTATGGGGATGATACTTAACAATGTGGATAAAGAACAGTTGGAAAGTGTAATGTCGTGGTTGGCATTCCCCATAAAAATTTAGGAGATTAAAATGGAATTTACGTGCATAGAATGCGAAACTCTTTATGATGATACAGATGGAGACACAGACGAAAGAATGTGTAATAAATGTCTTGACATTATCTACGATGAATCTTTGGAAAGAAAATCAAAAGAACAGGTTAAATCATCTATGAATAAAATCGATAAATTAATTAAATCTTTTGCCTAATCGCAAAGCAAAACAGAGGAAAAAATTGAAGGTACTCAAGCGAAAAAAGATTGCTGAATATAAATCAAAGAAACGAAGGGAGCGTAAGAATGAAAGTAAAAGACTTCGTAATGTGGGCTAAGTCCATGCAGGAAGAAGAAAATCGTATTATGCTCGACAAGGGCAAGGAGTATACGGTTAGTGATGAGGATAAGTTTAAGAATTTCAAGAGCATAGCAGATAGAATTAACATATCATCTGAGCAGGTTGCCTTGACCTATTTATTAAAACACATGGATTCTATAAGAAACTTCGTCTTAACTGGTAAAGAATCGTCTTCTGAGCCAATTATGGGTAGGATACAGGATGCCCGAAACTATTTATTACTATTGGGGGGTATCATTGAAGAAAACATGGACAGAAAATGATTCTATCCAGTGGGTAATAGATGCCCTCAGCAACCAAGTAATAGAAAAAAGGGATAGAGAAAACCATAAATATGATGAAGTTAGGGCAGATCAAGACTTGAGTTGGTGTCCTTTATGTGAATGTAAATGGGAAGAATTTGAAGGTAAGATATGGTCTTCTCTCGATGACCCCCTATGGAAGATGGATATATGTCCCGATTGCCTTGCAGAGTAGAGAACGGTGAGTTATATCTCCCCCATATTGATGTGGAAGATGGGGAGTATTATTTTGAACTAACCAAGACTGGGGTAAGATCATCCCAACAGAATAATTATTATTGGAATATAATTAACATATTAAGTGAAGAACTCGGATATACTAAACAAGAAATGCACCAAACTATAAAGAATCACTTCAATATAGAATCTACAAAATCATTGGAAACTAAGGAATTTAGTGATTTTATTGAACGATTAATAAGGTGGAGTGCTATTGAACTTCACATAGCCATCCCAGACCCCGTATGATGCCCTATTTAGCCCAAAATAGCCCCTTAACGGAGGGCAAATACGATATGCGTACTAAGTATCCAATGTTACGATAATTGCTCTCTTAGGCTCATATTCGCACTATATACGGAAGGAGCGACCTCAGTAAAAGTTACAGGTTTTGTCATCCTAACATAGTGATAATTTGTATCATCGTAATATATAAACTTCTTCCAATCCTGTACTGAAGCATTCATGTCTTCTAAGGCTGTTTTCTGTGTAGAAAGTATATGAGACCAATTCCAATCCCAAGTGGTCTTAGGGGCATGGCGTTTATTTGCATATTCATTCCCACCATAGGATGTCATTATATCTGTGCCAAATTCTTC